AGGCAGGGTTCGGCTTATATGGAAGATTATAAAACACGGCCGAACTTGTTTAAAGAAAAATTCCGAGATGCTGAATGGATCACTCCCAGAAAGTTTTGTTATATTGGCTTTCATTTTGTTAGGCAAACAAAAGCCTTGTTTGATTTTTCCAATATGGTTCAGATTGTTCAAGATCTTATGGTTGCAGGTGGCTATTTACAGGAGGATAATATAAACTGTATGATTCCGGTTAACATGGTTAAAAACGGCAATCGATGGAGCAAGAATAAAGATTTTCCAGGTGTTTGGGTTGCTGAAATATCTAATTTTCCTGAGATTGAAATTGATGATTATTAATGAAAGAGTTTAAAAAAGTATTTGAAACTGTTTTGTTATTTGCCATTTTTGGTGTAATGATTTATTATAGTCTTTAAGGGGGATATATGGGTATAATAGAGGATATTAAAAGGGATGAGGGGTTAAGGTTAAAACCTTACAAGTGTACAGCAGGGAAGCTTACAATCGGCTATGGTCGCAACTTAGAGGATGTTGGTATATCTGAGATTGAAGCTGAAATAATGCTTAATACCGATATTGCAAAAGCTGAACAGGATTTAAGAAGTATTTTTGAAAACTGGGATTGTTACCCTGAGAGCAAAAGAGAGGCTCTTGTAAATATGAGGTTTAACCTTGGACAATCAGGATTTAGACAGTTTAAAAAAATGATTGCGGCGGTTAAAGTTGAGGACTGGGGGGAAGTAGCAAAACAAGCTAAAGATTCACAATGGTATAATCAAGTTGGGAACAGGGCAAAAAGAATTATTAAAAAGTTGAAAAGTTGTTGACTTTTGGATTAGAATATTATATATATCTATATATCACTTGTGGTTTTATCCCTTGTGTTGGTTTATTCCTTCACTTTTGGTTTATTCCTTCACTTTTGGTTTTAATTCTTCAAGTGTCTACAACTAAGGAGACGAAAAAAGATCACCAACTTTGGCGGGTTCAGTGATCTTTTTTCATTTGTAGTTTATATTTTTCTTGTCAAAAACTTACAAAAATGTTACATTTACCAAAAATAAGAGGTGAAATATGATTGAATCTATAATTATTGCTGTTATTTCTGGCATTGTAACAGATTTTTTTTCTGGTAAAGTTGCAAAATCTCCAGGGAATACACATTCAAATATAAAAGATCTTGTTTCAAATGCAGGGATTAGAGCTGTTAAGAAAATAATGGGTAAATAATGGCAGAAGATGTTTTTGGTCAATTATTGTTAGCCGCTTGTGTCTCCGTAGGTGTTTCTGTTCCTATGTCTATCACGGCTTTTTTATTGCGTGGTATTTTTAAAAGGAATACAGAAGCTGTTGAAAGTCTGCAAGAGGTTATACAGAATATACAAATATCTTATCCGCAAATTTTTGTTAAGCGTGAATTACAAGAGCCACGATGCCAAAAAAATGAAGAGATGCTTTTCAGGCATGATGGTGAGATTAAAGTTATTAAAAATAATCTTGACATGAAAGATTAAAACAGTTATATACAGGTAAGAAACCTCCATTTCTCCTTAGTTGGCCGCCAGAGGCTTAAAAATCTCTGGCGGTTTTTAATTATTCGTATGTAGGTATTAAAAAAAGTTTAAGGTCAGGCACAAAAATTGACTCAAACTTTTCTCTTAAACATTGTTGAAAATAATAATTATCTTCATTTTTAGCCATTGTTATTAATGCGTTTGTTTCAATCTTATCTAGGATTATTTGTTCAATCATTAATCCTGGCTTGCTTGCTTGTTCAACTTGGTCATTTATCATTTCCATTATGCTTTTTGAATATATAAACTTCATTTTACCTCCTAAATTCCGTTTTTAAATTCCTTTAAATTTCTATGTATTCATCTTTGTATATATGTATTTGTTTTAGTGTTTCAGAGTCAAAAAATGTTGGTTGGAATCCAGAGATAATTCCTTCACCATGTCCACCTTTACTTTCAATTTTAGTATGAACTACAAGTATTTCATTATTTTTATATTTAGCTCTGAAGTTTCCGGCTTTTTTAAATACATTTCCGTTTTTATCAACCCAATTTCCGACTGGGTAGTATATGTTTTTCCATTTTATTTTCATTTTAAATCCTATATGTTTAAATTACGTTAAATAATAATCTGTTTTACTTCTTCTTTTTGACGTTCATGTTCTTTTCTTAGTTTTGTTAGTCTTTCTCCTGCTTGTTTCATTGCGGTTATTGCAAAATTAAAAGATTCGATAGGATATATACCTTGTTTGATAAGTTTCAAGTGTCTTGACCCACCACGTATTCTATTATATATTATAATTTCATTGTGCTTGCTTAAATAATAAAAAGGTTTTTTTATTCTCATGTTTATATATTCCATAAATAAATCATAACCAAGCATATTCAAGAGAGCATCCTTAGTTCCCACATTTTCAAAATCAACTATATAAATCATGTCATTATCAAGTTTCTTGTACTTAATCTTTGTTTGTTTCATTATTTTCTCCTTTTAGTTTTATTATAAGCTGAACAAAATAACAATTCCGATATATCCCATAACGCCGATAGCTGCTATTAAAAGAAATTCCGTGAAATCAAATTCCGGTTTAGGCGGTTCTTTGTATTTCAAAAACTCTTTCTTTAGTTCTTCTTGGGTTGCGTAGTCTTTCATTTTTTCTCCTTTTTGTTATTGTTAAATTCATCATAACATGAATGGGATTGAATTCAAGTGTATTTTTAAATATAATTAACTTTACAAAAACTTACAAAATTGTTATATTGAGACTGTCTGAATGGCAGTCTTTTTTTTGTTTTATATTTAGTTAATTGGCTAATTTAGGAAATGTTATGGCAAGACCTTTAAAATACAAAACACCCGAAGAGATGCAAGCGAAGATTAATGCTTATTTCAAACAGGCTGATAAACAGGGTGTTTGCTCCTTAGGTGGTCTTTGTATGTATCTTGACCTGACTTATGAAGGGCTTGCAGAATACCAACGCAGACCGCTGTTTTCTGTAACTATAAAAAAGGCAAAAAATCAGGTTGAAAGAAAAATAAATGAATTAGCTATGCAAAACAAACTTAATCCAACTATGGTTATTTTTAATTTAAAGAATAATTTTGGTTGGAACGAAGACAGTAAAAAATTTCACGAAAACCTTGAAGAAAATGAAAGTATAAATATAAAAATAGAGCTTGAAGATGGCAGACAACAGGATAATTAAGGCAACCATACCACAAGGCAAGTTTCTTGCAATGCCGCATAAATTTAAGGCGTTCGTCGCTGGTTACGGTAGCGGAAAATCTTATGTTGCCTGTATGTCCTCTTGTATTAATTATGCTAAGTTCCCGAAGGTAAACCAGGGTTATTTTGCTCCTTCTTACCCTCAGATCAGAGATATATTTTATCCGACCATCGAAGAAGTTGCCGAGCGTTTTGGTTTTAATGCGGTTATTAAGTTCGGCAATAAAGAGGTTGATATATATTCAGGCAAGCGTTATCTAGGGACTACTCTTTGTAGGTCTATGGATAAGCCTGAAAGCATTGTAGGCTTTAAGATCGGTCATGCGGTTATAGATGAACTTGATACCCTGCCGACGGAAAAAGCGGAAAATTCATGGCGTAAAATCATAGCTCGTATGAGATACCAGGTAGACGGATTAAGAAACGGTATTGACGTGGCAACCACTCCAGAGGGCTTTAAGTTCACTCACAAAATGTTTGTTGAATTGCTTGAAGAAAAGCCGGAGCTTAAAAACAATTATGGATTATTGCACGCTTCAACATACGATAATGAAAAGAATTTACCTGATGATTATATACCGAGTTTGCTTGAAGCTTACCCGGAGCAGTTAATTTCTGCTTATTTGAATGGTCAGTTTGTTAACTTGCAGGCAGGGACAGTTTTTTATAATTATGACCGTGAAAAGTGCAGATCAGATGAAAAAATAAAACCTAGTGAGCCGCTTTATGTTGGGATGGATTTTAACGTTCAGCACATGGCGGCTACGGTTTACGTACAGCGTAAAGAAAAAGATAAAATAGTTTGGCACGCCGTTGAAGAAGTTAAAGAGGTTTTCGACACGCCAGACATGATAAGAATTTTGCAGGAGCGTTATCAATCCGGAGACAATAAACACTCCATTACTGTTTATCCTGATGCTTCAGGCGGTAGTAGAAAGAGCGTTGACGCTTCAACATCTGACCTTTCACTTTTAAGACAAAATAGGTTTAGAGTTGTTGTAAATAACCGGAATCCTTTTGTTAAAGATAGGCTTTTGTCTATGAATAAAGCCCTTGAGTCTGGTCTTGTAAAAATTAATCCTGTTACAGCTCCGACAACGTCAAAATGTCTTGAAAAGCAGGCTTATGACCAGAACGGAGAGCCTGACAAAAAGAGTGGATTCGATCATCAGAATGATGCAACAACTTATCCTGTAGCTTACGAGATGCCAGTGAAAAAACCACTTATAGACATGAACTTTAAATTTTCAGCTTAATAGGTGTAAAATGGGCGAAGTTTTAAATATTGAAGAATACAAAGACCACTTAACATTGTATGATATAAACGGAGCTGTTCACGTTGTACCTGTAGCTTTTTTCTTAGATGTTAGAGACGGTAAACGAGACATAACAGAGCTTGAAAACTACAAAAATATAATGCCGTCTATAATTGAAGAATGGCTTGGGGGTTTATATGGCGATTAATACAGAACATCCAGAACATTTTAGGTATAAAAAATTAGTTGAACTTGTCCGGGATTGTATCGCCGGAGAGGCTGAAATTAAGCGTAAAACTACACGATACTTACCTGAGTTCGAATTTGAAAAAGAGGATTCGAGCCGTTATCAAACTTATGTACAAAAGGCGGTCTTTGATAATATAACAGGGCGTACGCTT